CTGGTAACTGGTCTTATAATCCAGAAAATTATCCAGATAATGAGGTTCCTGTTTCTGTCATGGCAAATGACTTTTTGACTACATACAAATATGGATGGAAGACATCCTATTATCAAAATACATATGATATTAAAACGGATGAGGTAGTCGAACCAAAAAACAAACTTGATGAATTAATTGAAGAACTATCACAAGTAGAGGAGGGAGAGTGTGAATCCTGTGCAGTTTAAAGTTTCAGTAAATGATGATGTGAAGAGTGAAGTCAAAGGAATGACAGTGTTCAACACCGAGGTTCATGACCACAAAAAACAACCAATGTTTTTTGGAAAACCCCTTGGGATTCAAAGATATGATTCTTACAAATACCCTGTTTTTGAAAAACTCACAACTCAACAATTAGGATACTTTTGGAGACCAGAAGAGGTCTCTCTTCAAAAAGATCGCGGAGACTACCAGACTCTTCGCCCAGAACAAAAACACATCTATACTTCAAACTTGAAGTATCAAATTATGCTCGATTCTGTTCAAGGTAGAGGACCTAGTATGGCTTTCATGCCATATTGTTCTCTTCCCGAACTCGAAGCATGTATGGAGGTGTGGGGATTCATGGAGATGATCCATAGTCGCTCATACACTCATATTATCAAAAACGTATATTCTGATCCAAGCGATGTCTTGGACAAAATCATTACGGACGATAGAATTCTAGAACGCGCACGTAGCGTGACAGAATCTTATGATGATTTCATTTTTTCTGCTCAACAGTATGGAAATACTGATGATTGGAAACTTGCCCAAGAAGGAGCAGGAAACTTCAAGGAGCAACGTTATGAATTGAAGCGTAAACTGTATCGTGCTGTTGCGAATGTCAACATTCTTGAAGGAATTCGTTTTTATGTTTCCTTCGCTTGCTCTTTCGCATTTGGCGAACTCAAACTCATGGAAGGATCTGCAAAGATTATTTCTCTGATTGCAAGAGATGAGAATCAGCATCTTGCCATTACTCAAAATATTTTGAACAAGTGGAAGCAAGGTGATGATCCCGAAATGGTAAAGATTGCCAAGGAAGAAGAAGAATGGACTTATGCAATGTTTGATCGTGCTGTAAATGAAGAAAAGAAATGGGCAGATTACCTGTTCAAAGACGGCAGCATGATTGGACTAAACGATAAGTTGCTTCAACAATATGTTGAATGGGTTGCTAATCGCAGACTTAAAGCGATTGGCATGAAACCAATTTATGATGTTTCTGCGAAAAATAATCCTCTTCCTTGGACGCAGCATTGGATCTCCTCAAAAGGTCTGCAAGTTGCTCCACAAGAGACAGAAGTAGAATCTTACGTCGTTGGTGGAATTAAACAAGATGTCAAAAAAGACACGTTCAGCGGGTTTAAACTTTGAAATAGTTTTTGACAAAGACAAAGAGACCTGGATTCAGAGGGTTAAGAGGTGGTGCTCAAAACAGGCACCGCCTTTTAACCTTATTTTTTTGCATTTATTTTCTATTGTAGAGAAATGGTACATTGACTCCAAGATTGAATTGGAGATGGATCGGGTCGATGAACAGGCAGAACAGATCCGTAAGCAGTGGGAGCAGGAGGACGCTCCACAAGCGCCTGTAATCGTCGAGAAGGAGTCTGAGGTGGAAGGACTGCCCGAACTCTCCATAAGCAATCCTGTGGTCGAAAAACAGGCATCTCATCCTCTCCCAGATCCATGGGACACTGATTGGAATGATGCTGCTGTGAATTCCAGAATCTGGCTTGACAAGTACCCATACCATGAGTAGAGTAGGTTTGTTAAGGTTGATAGGATAAATATACCAAGTAACTTAAAGAATACTTGGGAATGGTTGATTATGAGAATCCGTGGATTTATGACGGTAAAGAATTTACTTCTGATGACATTGGCGATTACTTCGGTTTCGTCTATCGCATCACTAGCAAGGACACTGGGCGACAATACATCGGAAGGAAATATTTTTGGTCCAAACGAAAGCCTCGAAATAATACTGATAAGCGGAGACGAAGAGTTACAACTGAGAGTAACTGGAAAAAATACTACGGAAGTTGTCCAGAGCTTAAAGAAGATGTACGGAGATTTGGGAAAGAGTCCTTTCTCAGAGAGATACTTACTTTACACTCCACAGTAGGCAAGTGTAATTTCGAAGAGACAAGACAGTTGTTTCTGAACAACGTTCTGACAGAAAGTTTGACAGATGGCACTCCTGCCTTCTATAATAGCAACATCCTCGGTAGATACTATCGTAAGGATTATTTCAATAAATAAACTGAGCCGTGGAGATTACCTGTTGAGAAATAGGATATGCCTCTTCTCTAAACGGATGCCGAATTCTATTTAACTTAATGATAAACAAATTTCTTCTAGTTCTTCTCGCTACTGCAATTCCTGCCGCTTGTGCCTATCCTAGTATCAGTGAGATTAATAATCCACCAGAAGTGGATGTTACAGTAAACAAAGAAAAGGCAATTGAATTAGAAGTTGTAAAAAAAGAATGGAAGTGTCCTGGTTGTAACGAGAACGAGAAATATGTTCTTACACAACTTCAAAAAAGAACAATGATCACTGATCGCAATGCTCTTGCTACAATCATGGGCAATATCAGATCAGAATCTCAATTCCATGCTAATATTTGTGAAGGTGGAGCAAGAGTCCCTTATGAGAAGTGTCTGCGTGGTGGATATGGTCTAATTCAATGGACTTCTATTGGAAGATATAATGGTTTAGGGACTTTCTGCAAACGTTATAGTTGCGATCCATCTTCTCTTGAAGGTCAAGTGCGATACATGGTTAATGAACCACAATTCCAAAAAGTTCTTCCTGAATTTGAAGGTAATGGTATGCCAGTCCATCAATACATGGTTGCTGCATATTATTGGTTAGGTTGGGGAATCAAAGGTAACCGCGAAGTTTATTCTTATCAGTACACAAAGAAACTAGTCTGGGCATGATTAATACTGTCAGAAACGTGATTAAAAATATTCTCGGCATTGTTGTCGAGAATAAAAAAACAGATAATGAAATTCTGAATCCCGTTAAAACTCAAAAATTTGAGAGTCCAAAATCCACTTATATTGGAGTTCCTGCACCAGTTTATCTTGAAAATGATGAATGGTTTGGTTCTTCAATTAAAAGTGAAAAGCAGTTGATGCATGTAGAAGATGCACAGCGTCTTGAAAAAGAGAACCCTAAGGAAGAGACAAAAGAACCTAGTAATATTCATCAAATGATGTATGATATTGCAACCAAGGGCAAAGCAACCACACTTGCTCTTGATCCACCAGGAGGTTCAGAAAACTTTCAAGAGGGGTGGCAATCTGGAAGTGGTTGGCAATCTGGAAACGGTTACAATCAATTTCGAGATTGACGGGGAGTGGTCTTTCCTCTATAATAAAAAGACTGGGTAGATGTCCGAGTGGTTAAAGGAGGCGGACTGTAAATCCGCTGGCTCTGCCTACGTTGGTTCAAATCCAACTCTGCCCATTGCCATGGTTCAAGTCTTATGATAGAATCCAGTGGGGCGTCTATCAAACAGGTTTGATTTAGATTCACAACCACATGGCAACTCATGTCTCAGTAGCTCAGTTGGATAGAGCAACTGCCTTCTAAGCAGTCGGTCGTAGGTTCGAGTCCTACCTGAGACGTTCTAAATACTGAGGTGTAGAACTTATATGGAAACGATAGAACCACATTCGACAGTTTTGGTTCTCAACAGTTCATATGAACCACTTCATTTCACAAATTGGAAAAGAGCGGTTGTTCTTCTTTTCAAAGAAAAAGCAAAAGTCATTTCGAAAAGAGTTATTCGACTAGTTAATTACGTTAAGATCTCTTTTCATAAAACTCGTGTTGAAAATCCAACAAGAGCACTCATATACAAAAGAGATGATTATGAGTGTCAATATTGTGGATCTAAAAAAAGTCTTACCATAGATCACATTTTACCAAGATCAAAAGGTGGTAAGGATACATGGGAAAACTTAGTTGCCTGCTGCACTTCTTGCAACATTCGTAAGGGTAATAAACTCTTAAAGGATCTTGATATGAAACTGCGGAGACAACCTACTGAACCAATCAGTAGAGTTATTTTAGATCTAGAAAAATCTCATGTAGAAGAATGGAAGGGTTTTATCTTTTCTTAACTGTCTAAATAAACT